ACGCACTTGGAGCCCCCCCCGAAGGCGAGGGCGATCAGGACACCCCCCGCCCTGATGAGAATGGGCTGATATGGGACGCATTGTCAATTGAGGGCGATGGTGGCCCATTCGTGGCCGTCGGTGGTGAATGCCCGGCAGAATGGGCTGAGAATGAGTTCATTCAGGACCTATTCCCGGTGCCTGAGAATGCGACGTGGCCGCGCCTAATGAGCGCGCCGCACCCGCGCGCCGTGTCCTCGCTGGGGCCGATGATCGTGGCCCGGATCGAGGCCCGCCGCGAGGGCGACCCCCTCACCCCGGACCGCGCGAAGTCGCTCCGCTGGTGGCAGAAGTTGATCATCTACCGGATGTACGAAGTCGACGCCGACGGCCTGCTGTGCTGGAAGAAAGTGCTCATCAGCACCGCCCGGCAGGTCGGCAAGTCGGTGGCCCTTCGAGAGATCGCCCTGGACCGGATGGCTGGGGCCGACCACTACGGCGAGCCGCAACTCGTGCTCCACATCGCGAAGGACCTCAGCATCGCCGACGAGATCCAGCGCCCCGCCCGCCAGTGGGCGAACACGATCGGCGACCCGTGGCACGGCGTAGGTGGGAACGGTCGCTGGGCTGTGGAGTTCAACGGCGTCATGGGTCGCTGGCTGGTCCGCTCGCAGCAGTCGGTCTACGGGTACTCGGCCAGCATGACCATGGTTGACGAGGCTTGGGCCATCGATCCCGAGCACATCACCGAGGGCGTCGAGCCGACCATGGTGGAGCGCGAACAGCCCATGATGCTGTTGGTCAGCACCGCCCACCGCGAGGCGACCCCGCTGATGCCCGACCTCCGGAACAGCGCTCGCATGGCGCTGGACATGCCCGAGGACGACATCCTCCTGATCGAGTGGTCGGTGAGCCCGACCGTGCCGGTGGAGCACCACGACCACCGAGCCGTTCACCGCATGGCCTCGCCCCACTGGGACGACCGCCGCGCGGCATTCATCGCCAGCAAGGTCGAGCAGATCGGCTTCGCGGAGCAGTGGTTGAACATCTGGCCCGACACCGCTGGGGCTGAGGTGACGCTGGTCAAGCGCGAGGTCCTGCAGGCGCTCGCTGTGCCGGGGCTGACCGTGACTCCGAACACCATGGCGCGCTCCTACTGCATCTATCCGGACCTGGACCAGACCGCGTGGCACGTCGTGGCCTCGGGGGTCGATGCGGACGAGAACCTCATGCTGCACTACATGGGCCTGTTCCGAACTCGGAAGTTGGCGACCGAGGCGGTGATCGCTGAGGCTCGCCGTGGCATCCCAGCCGACCTCGTCGTCCCCCGGGTGCTCCGGGGTCGCATCCCCAAGATCCCGGGCGTCCGGACGATGGTCTACGCCAGCGAGGCCGACGTGGCAGCCGCGACGACCACGGTGCGCCCACTGCTCACCGCTGGGAAGGTACGCTATGATGGGCACGGTACCCTGACCGACCAGATGGTGGGAGCCGTGTTGGAGATCTACGGTGAGACCGTGAGAATCACCTCGAAGGGCAGCCCGGGCCCCGTCGAGGCCGCGAAGGCTGCCGCCCTCGCTGGCTGGTGGTCGTCACGTCAGGACCGCCCGACGGCTGTGGTCGTATGAACTGGGCTCTCGTCCTCCAGGTGCTGGGGATCATCATCCTCGCTGCGGGTCTCGCCCTGCTCGCCCCGTGGGCGGGCGTCGTGGCGCTGGGGGCCCTGCTGATCCTGCTGGGCACCGCGATGGAGATGGGTGGAGGACGCGATGGGTCTGGCTGATCTGGTCGCCCCGAGGGGCAACACCGCGCAGGGTTCCGCTGTCGAGTTCGGCTCGGATGGCGCGTGGGGTGGGGTGAACTTCACCCCGTGGCCCGGGCTGGTCAACGATGCCAACGCCCTGCCCTACGTCACCGCCGAGATGGCTGAGGGGCTGCCCGGCATCGGGCGCGGCATCGAGTTGATCACAGGGGTCATCGCTCAGTTGTACCCGCACCTGTACGCGAACGCCGATCAGCCGAACATGCCGACGATCCTGCTGGACACCCCGCCCGTGCTGGTGAATCCGGACCCGCTATGGCACGGCCTGCCCGAGTGGTTGAGCGCTGTGGTGGCCTCGCTGTTCTGGTACGGCGATGGGTTCGCCTACAGGGGCGTCGAGGTGTCGGACTACCGTGGGTACCCGACCCGGCTGCCCCTGCTGGACACCACCCGCATGTCAGGCGATGGGACCGACTACTACTACAGCAACGACTCAGGCCAGACGCCCCTGGACCGCGACGAGGTCCTGCACTTCATCCTCGGGGCTCGCCCGACCATGCAGTTCGGGCGCGGCATCCTGGACCGCTACCAGACCGAGTTGAAGATCATGCTGGCCACCGAGCAGGCCCAGTACGTGCTGATGAAGGACGGGAAGCCGATGGGCATCCTGTCACTGGGGGTTGATGTCAACCAGGATCAGGCCAAGGCGTACAAGGAAGGCTTCCTGAGCGCTGTCCGCGAGTCCGGCGTGGCCGCCATCGGCAACGCCGACTTCAAGCCGGTGCAGTGGTCGTCCGCCGATCTGTCGATGGTGCCGACCCGAGAGTTCAACCTCAGGCTGGCCTCCGACATCGTGGGCGTCCCGCCGTACCTGCTGGGGGTGCCCTCCGAGTCGCGCGTCTACGCGAACATGGAGACCGAGTGGACCACGTTCATCAGGGTCACGCTGGGGCGCTACCTCCGGGCGCTGGAGTCTGGCCTGACCACCTGCTTCCCACGCGGGCAGACCGTCAAGTTCGACCTGGACGCCCTGCTCCGATCCGACGCGAAGACCCGCTTCGAGGTCTACTCCACCGGCATCACGATCGGCGTCCTGACCGTGGACGAGGTCCGCGCCAAGGAGGATCTGCCGCCCCTGCCGAAGTCCGAACAGCCCGACGACCCCGCCGACGAGTCCGCTGAGGAGACCGACCCCAGCACCGACCCAGACAACGACGCCGCCACCGAGGACCAGGAGGTCCAGCCATGAACGATCGCTATACGACCCTGGCCGCGAAGGTCGACTCAGGGGATGCGCTGAAGGGCATCATCAGCGGCACCGCGATGAAGTACGGGGTCAACATCCCCCGGGGCCCAAGGCTGTTCGAGCGCGTGGAGCCCGGCACCTTCAAGGCTCAGTTGTCCGCCCCGAACCGCGTCACCGTGCTATGGCAGCATGACGGCGACGCGCCGATCGGCCGGGCGACCTCGCTGAAGGACGTGGGCGACGAACTCAGGTTCGAGGCCCTCATCTCCCAGCACGCCGACATCCCCGAGGCCCGGAAGGCGCTGGCCCTGCTGGATGAGGGCGTCATCGACGAGGTGTCGGTTGGCTTCGAGTGGGGCACGTGGCACGAAGAGCGCGACGACGAGGCTGGCACCTTCACGATCGTCCACACCAAGGCTCGCCTCCGCGAGTTCTCGGTGGTGACCTTCGGCGCGCTGGGGCAGGATGCCACGGTCAAGTCGGTGGCCAGCGCGGCGGGCATGATCGCCGCCCCGATCAACATCGACGCGTACAGGGCGCGTCTGGCAGGTCTCCGGGCCTGACTGTGGTACACTGACCCCGAGGCCCCCCTCATCCCGAGTCGGACCCTGACCCCCCGCCCGTGCACGCTGGACGGCCCCTCAGGACGCGGATGGATGACCCCGGTCGATTGACAACCCATCGACGCCGAGGAGGCGACCCCCATGTCCAAGAAGTTGATCGAGAAGTTGCGCGCACAGCGCGACGCCGACCGTGCAGGTGCTGACAGCATCCTGAGCAAGATCGAGGCGGGCACCGAACTGTCCACCACCGAGCAGACCAACCTGGACGCGCTGGTCGCGTCCGCCACCGAACTCGACGCCCGCATCGCGTCGCTGTCCGCGATGGAGATGGCCCGCATCGAGGCCGAGAACCTGGACGCGAAGTTGGACGGGGCCCTCGCGACCCGGGCCAGCGCCACGTTCCAGATCAACGAGCCTGCTCCGGACCTCGCCTCGCGCTTCACCGAGAGCGACGCGTTCAAGCGCTTCGCGGAGACCCCCTCGGGCAACTCGTCCATCATGCACATCGACGAGGCCATCGCGTCCTCGCAGATGGCCGTGGCGACCGCCGTGGTCACGGGCAGCCTGCCCCCGCGTCAGCGGACCTCGGATGTCCAGAACGGCATCCAGAAGACCCCCCTGCTCGACGCGTGCGGGTACGAGCCCGTGCAGGGCAACTCGCTGGAGTGGATCGAGTGGCCGATCGACCCCGTCGGCACCGTGACGGCTGAGAACGTCACCAAGACCGAGGCGACCTACACCCCGGTCCTCCGCACCGGCACGCTCGAGAAGATCGCCCACCACCTGCCCTTCACTCGGGAGGTGCTGGAGGACGTGCCGAGGTTCCAGGCCATGGTCAATGGCGCCCTGCTCCGGGGCGTCCGCCGCAAGGCGGAGACTCAGGCGGCTGCCGCCCTGATCGCCGCGACCCTGCCGTCGAACGCTGACGGCAAGACGCTGACCGAGGCCATCCGGCTCGGCATGGCCGAGGTGGAGACCGCTGGCTTCACCGCCGACACGGTCGTCGTCAACCCGTTCGACTACGCGCAGATCGACATCGACCTGCTCGGGGCGACCCTCAACGGCGCCCGGGTCAACGGCGGGATCTGGAACGTCAACATCGTCCCGGCAACCGCCGTGACGGCTGGCACCGCCTACGTGGGCGACTTCGCCACCGGCATGACGCTGTTCGACCGGCGCAACCTCGCGCTGTACATGACCGACAGCCATGCGGCCGAGTTCGCGGACAACGTCCTCCGCGTGCTGGCTGAGGCCCGCATGAAGGCCGTCGTCGTGATGCCCGCCGCGCTGTGCGAGGTCACGGTCGCGACCCCGTAGTGACAACCCCGGGGGTCAGCCGCCCGACACGGCTGGCCCTCGGGGCTCACCACATCACCACGGCGAGGAGGGCACATGGTTGAGGATCTGGTCACAGCCGCTGAGTTGGCTGCCGCGATCGACTGGCCAGCCGGGTCGGACACCACCGAACTGGAGCAGGTCGCTGGGGCCGCGAACGTCGTGGTCTGCCGCTACCTGGATCCGAACCTCGGACCTCACGCCGCGCATCCGAACGACAAGGAGGCCGCGCTCGCCGTGGCCGTTCAGATCTACACGACCCGCACCGCGCCCGGGGGCCAGACCCAGTCCATCGACTACCAACCCGTCATGGTCCCGCACCTGCTCGGGCCCGGGCTGGCCGCGCGCATCCAGGGGCTCATCACCCCGTGCCGCGCCTACGGCGGACTGGTCATCGGATGAACCCGCTGACCGAGGCCCGGCAGGCGCTGGCCGCAACCCTCGCCCCGCTGGGGGTCCGGGTCTACGCGACCCCCATCGAGACCCCAGCGACGCCGTGCATCATGATCAGCCCCGCCGAGGATGCATGGGTGGCACAGCAGGCGTCTGGCGGGTCCGCCACGGTCTCGCTGAGCATCAGGTGTGCTGTGGGGACCACTGGCGGCAACGAGCGCGTCAGCGAGGCGATCGAGGACCTTGTCTGGTCGGTCCTCAGTACTGTCCGAGCGTCCAAGGTCGCGGCGCCGCGATCTGAGGCGCTTGGGCAGGTAGACTGTGTCGTGGCGGACCTCGTCACGGTCGTACGAGTGTCCAACGATTGATAGGAGAACCACATGGCTGCCAAGGTAACCCTGCTGGGCAACGGAACCCTGAAGTTGGGCACCGTGCCGACTGACTTCAGCGGTGAGGTGCTCGGGGCGAAGATCACCCACGAGTACAACGAGGTCGGCGAGGCTCGGACGATGCTGGACGGCACCGTCCGCCCGGCGAGCGTCCAGCGTGCTGATGGCTTCACCGCCAGCATCGAGAACGACCTCACGGCTGCAGGCCTGTACGCGTACCTGGACTCGAACGACCAGACCGAGGTCGCGCTGGAGTTCGTGCCGAACACCGCGAACGGCGCGGAGTGGGCTGGCACCGTCCAGATCCGGCTGCCCTCCGAGGTCGGCGCGGACGAGTACGGCACGCCGATCGTCAGCGACGTGGAACTGCCCGGCGTCGGCGAGTTCACGTTCACCCCGGGCACCTGATGTTCCAGCAGGCTGTCACCGTCACGTACCGCGACGGGACCACCGAGGACATCGTCCTGGACCAGTGGTCGATCGGGCAGTTCGGCACGTACTGCACGATCAAGGGCTGGAAGTTCGACTCCAAGGACCCGGGCATGATGGCGATCACGATGCTTCGCTATCAGGCGTTCGCGGAGAAGCACCGGGACTCGAAGACCAAGGTCACCTTCGACGCGTGGGACGCGACCGTGCGCGACGTGTCCGGGACCCCGGGGGCCGAGGTCATCGAGACCGTGGACCCTACCAACCCGGCGACGCCGGAAGAGTAATCGCCGCGATCGCCCTCGCCTTACACATACCACCGAAGGAGGTCTGGACGATGGATCCGAAGGACCTCGCTACCATCATCGACCTGATGGACGACTGATGGCCAGCGCGGAGGTGGAGGGCGTCCGGGGGACGATCAAGACGCTGAGGACCCTGGACACGAAGTTGGCGCGGCAGGCCGTCGCGGACATCAAGCGGCCAGCCGGGCCAGCCGTCGCCGCGCTCAAGGCTGCAGCCCCTGCCATCCCGCTGTCGAACATGGGCGACTACGGGCCCGTCAAGGCGAGGGCGAAGTACGGTGGCCGCAAGCGCGGCAACCAGTGGCCGCTGGTGCGCATCCAGTTGACAGCCCCCGGGTGGACGGTCGCCAGCGACATGGCGATGAACAGCACCCCGGGCGAGTCCATGGTGGCGAACCTCACGGCGAAGTACGGCACGGCCAGCCGCTGGGTCTGGCCGACCGTGATGAGGTTCGAGCCCGACATGGTGGCCGCGATCAAGGATGCGATCCGCCGCGTCGAGGCCATCATGAACGACGAGTTGAAGGCGAGGTAGCGGCATGGCTATCACCGTCCCGATCGTCAGCACCTGGGATGCCACCGGCATCGACAAGTCGGTCCGCGACATCCAGAAGGCTGAGGGCGGCTGGGCCAAGGCTGGTGCTGGTGTCAAGGCTGCAGCCGTCCCGGCAGCCGCCGCGCTGGGCGCCCTGAGCGTCGCTGGGTTCGGGGCCGTCAAGGCTGCCGAGGAGTCCGCGAAGGCCAACGCCGCGCTGGATCAGGTCATGAAGTCCATGGGCTACTCGGAGAACACCAAGGCCGCGAAGGACTACGCCGACGAACTCAGCCGACTGACCGGCATCGATGACGAGGCCATCATCGCCGCGCAGACCAAGTTGGCTACGTTCTCCGAGGTCGCGAAGTCCACCGAGACCATGGGGCAGGCCACGAAGATCGCCGCCGACCTGTCAGCCGCTGGGTTCGGGTCGATG